GCAGGGAATTGGTGATTTCGCTAACGATGGTTGAAAAATTGGCGTCAACCTGAGACGACGAAATTGTCGTGCCACTCACGAAATCGTCATAAGGAATGCTCATAGTTCCTGAACCGTTGCGGGACATTTCAGTTTATCCTTCCGTTACAGGCCATGTTATGCCATAGTGAAACACCATCATTATGGAGACGGATATGCCTTACAAAACTTTGCCGCCTTGTTATGGAATTTGGGTTGGGATGAAACAGAGGTGCCTTAATCCCAATGCACCGCAATACAAACACTACGGCGGCAGAGGGATTAAAGTTTGTGAGCGATGGAAAAACTCTTTTGCCAACTTCACTAAAGACATGGGCGAAAGACCAGCCGGATGCGAGCTTGAACGCATCAATAATGACGGAAATTACAGCCCCAAAAATTGCCGATGGGCTACACGCGGAGAGCAGCTTAGAAACCGCCGTCATACCGTTCGTGTTAAGATAGATGGAAAAACGCATCTTGTTTGCGACCTCGCCGCAGCCTCCGGACGAAAGCCCGCCACGATAATTCATCGAGCTAAACTCGGCATGACGCTTGAGCAGGTTTTGTCGGATACAAAATTTCACAATCTTGGTGGGCTTGCGCTTGGTGGATTGGCGAACGGCGCTAGAAAAAAAGCTATGACGCATTGCGTGAACGGACATATCTTCTCTGAAGAAAATACATCCATTACGAGACAAGGCTGGCGGCGTTGTCGCGTCTGCAACAAAAACAGGGAGCTTGCTAGAAGGAAGAATTCCTAGGCCATTCCGAGCCATTATTGCCCCCCACTATTGACAAGAGCGCCACCAATTTGCGCCGGTAAGGCGGGAGCAGTTTTGGTGAGAAGGCCAGCCAGCGCGCGGCGCTCGGCTTCGTTCAAAACCTTCATGCCGTTGAAGCCATTCGGCTGATTGGTTTTCAGCAGCAACGCGGCCAGCGCCGCTTTTTCTTCTGGCTTGGTGGCGTAAAGCATCGAAGCGGCGCGCTTGTCGCTGTTTTTGGTCAGCAGATTAATCAGAGCGTTGCCGCTCTTTTTCGCCACATCAACTGTGCTTGTTGGGATGTCAGCAACATTGCTCACCATCTGCCCGATGGTTTCAGCCGTGACAGAATTATTTAACCCACGATTGGCAAAATCCATCCGCAGCTTTTCAGCCAACAGTTTGTTGACGAAAGCGCTGCCCTGGTCAGCCCCTACTAATTCCGCAGCAAGGTTGCCGGTTCTTTCTTTCGCTAATCGCGATGCAGGATTGCCGCCGTTTAGTTGTGAATCTGCGACAATATCTAACAATCCCTTAGCTAGACCAGCTCGGGCATAAGGCGCGTCATAGGCATTGCGTGTAGCAGATTGCAAAATTTCTTCTGCATTGTCTCCGGCCATCATTCGCGCAAGTTTTCGGCCATAGCTCATAGCATCCTCGCCGGAGAATGCCGCCGCAGAATTGGTTTGAGCCTTGTCAAATTCAGGCGATGCTTGCCGCAATCTGCTAATCATCATATCGCGCAAGCCCTCGATAGGAGCGGCTTGTTCTGCGTCTATAATGTTGCCAGCGATATTCTTGTCCACCTGATGACCAAGAGATTTTGCCATCGAATGCCATACATCTGTTGGCAATTCCGCAACAACCGTATCTCCGTTCGGCAGTCTAATGTCAGAGCCTTTAACCAAATCGCGCACCATGCCAACCTGATTTGGCTCGACCATGCGATTAGCAAGATTGACAGATGATGCGCTAACAGCTTTTTGCCCAGCAGGCGTTGCCAGCACATCGTTAAACATGTTGGCTGGATGTAACTGCTCCTTGGCTAAATCAAAAAGCGGTGTTTCCAAAGCGCGCTTGCCTTCTAGCCGCGCTTCAGCAATCGCAATATCGTCAGGCGAAGCGATAGTCTGCGCTATAATATCTTTAACGCGCTGGTTTGCGTTGTTGATGCGGTCGCGCATAGCAGTGCGCGCGGCATCCATAGCAACGCCTGGAATCTTTGCTTTCGATTGCGCCAACTGGCGAAGGTTTTCGCCGCCAAGCTCGCCAGCGAAATCATCAACAGATGATGCGGCAAGCCGTTGTGCGTAATCTTCTGGTGTTAATCCGCCAAGGTTTAGATTGGCTCTGATTTCCTTAAGTGCTCGACCGCCAGCTTCAAACGGAACCTCGACGTTGCCCTGCGGCGTTTGAACGGTCGTGCCTTTATTAAGTCCGGCTAGTTTATCCCCAAGCCACTTGCCACCATACGCCAGAGCACCGCCAAGACCAGCCCCGATAGCGCCATTGAAAGAGCGAGAATCGAAGCCGCCTTCAGCCCCAGAGAATCCCTGGGCTGCTCCAAGCGCCGCCCCTGTAAGAACAGGACGCGCAGCGCTGGCAGCCGCAACGCCTGGGGTGGCAATGGCACCTGTGATACCACCGGCAACGCGCAAGGCTGGGTCAAGGACGGGATGTTCTGCTCCGAATGCTTTTTCGGTGTTTCGGATGTTGGCAAGTCGTTGGTCATAAATCTGTCCGAAACTGCTGTCTGGTTCGCCAACTGCGGCAGGCCACGGCGAGCCAAGCTTCTCTAACGCAGCACCAGCCGCCGCGCCAGCCTCATCAAATATTGGCATACCGCCTTGACCAAATGCAAGGATTCCAGCGCCAATCTGCGAGCCTAAATCTTGGTTAAGGCGCGGGTTTTCCTGCACTGGCTGCGCTGTCTTTGGCTGCCATGTTCCGCCGTTTACGGGCTGCGCTGTCTTGGGTTGCCAGCTCATTGCTGCCGCCACCCATTGTTAAGCGCGTCTTGCAGTTCCGATGCGTCGATTGTGTGCGGCACGCCATCGGGCGAAAGCACATTAACGCGGTTTTGTTGTGTGGTTTGCGTCTGTACTTGCTGTGGATTCTTCTGCCCGTATTGCGAACGAACGAGCGCGCTTGTCGCTTGCAGCTCTTTCACCAACTGGTCATGCTTATAAAGCAGCCTGTCCATCGTATCGGTAGCGCTTGGCACATAGCGCGCAACGTATTTATCAGCTTCGGCATTGCTCATGCCTGCGCCGGTTAAATTGCGCTGCAAAGCATCAGCACCGCTCTGCACTTGAAGCTGCAACTGCCCTGGCTCACCAACACCAGCGGCCATTGCCATGCGCTTGCCAGCCCCGCTAATAGATGACAAGTCACCCATGCCCTGGAGGCGATTTCTAATGTCTGGCGCATCCTTCAAATACACATCGCCAAGCGCCATGCGGGCAGCTTGCTCGGCGGGGATGTTTTTCGGAGCCATTGGCAACGGAACAAAATTCCGACCAGAGCTATCAAGCCCATGCCCCTCTGGCATTTTCAAGCCAAGGGTCATTGCCATTGATGTCTTGCGGAGGTCGTAAGCGCTTGACTGAATCGGCTGTTGCTGTGGAACCGTCATTTGCGCTCGCATTCCATCACGCGCAATCCCTTGTGGCGGTAAGCCGCTGCTTGTTGCCTGCTGCGGCACTAACTCCGCTGTAGCTTGTGGCGCAGCGCCCTGCTGGCCGTATATTTGGCTCATCATTATGCGCTTCGGGTCTGTCTCCAGCTTGAAACGCTCAAAATCCATTTGCTTTTGAAGCTGCGCGTTAATCATTGCCTGCTGCTGTGCAAATGACCGCTCTTGCATGGCCTGCTGCTGCTGAAATGCCCTATCCTGCTGCGCTTGCGCGAATGCCTGTTGCGCGTTCATGCTGTCGCGGCTTTGCTGCATCCCCATAAACTTTTCGGCAAGGTCTGCATTGTCTGGTGATTGCAAGTTGGCCGCTGCGCTCATCAAGTTCGGCTGCTGCGCTTGCCAGTTAATCGTGCGGTCTCCGACTTGCTGCGTCTCTGCCGGACGGCCTAGCGCCTGCGAAAGCGCCATCTGCCGCTCGGTTGCCGCATTCTGCGCCTGCTTGCCGTATTGCTCTTGGATACCGTTAGCCTGAATACCGCCGAGCAGCCCCTTGACCAGCCGAGCAGCGCCTTGCGTCCAGTGCTGAACCGGCGACGTATCAGCGCCCTCTTGCTGATACTGCATTGCCATTTGCAATTGAGGGTCGCGCAGATACTGTGCGAGTAGCTTAGGCGGGAGCGATGCAATGGTTTTTGCGTCCATTGTCAACCCCACAACTTATAACCGAGCAAGCTTCCGCCGCCTGTTGCGAAGCTGCCCAAAGCACTGCCAAGACCAAACAGGCCACCCATCATTGAGTTGTTTGACTGATTGGCCGCGTTGTATTGCGCTAGCTGCCCCTGATAAGCCAAATTTGCCGCGCCCTGATAATCAGCGGGCTGCACTTGAACCTGTGGCGTTGCCGCAAATTGCGGGTTCTGCACTTGCGAACCAGACATAAGCGCCGAAATCTCATTAAGCGGCTGCGTTCGTAGCGATGTCCGCTCTTGAATGCCCTGCTGCCGAGCTTGGTTCTGCATGGCCGCTTGCGCCATTGCTTGCTGAATAAGCCGTGATTGCTCGCTGCTTGCGCCTTGGATAGCGCCGTAGCGCGCATCATTGCGCTGCTGTGCCGCCTGCTGCATAGCCCGACCGTAGGCTTCGGAGCCGAGCGCAATGCCCTGGTTTGCCAGCCGCTGCTCTAACGCCGCTTGGTCGCGGTCAAGCTGCGGATTCATGCGCTGCAAGAGCGCATCCTCAACGCGGCTTCTGTCGGTCGCATAATCGCCAAGCTGATAAACTTGCGACGGCAGGCCGTCATAATTGAGCGGCGTTGCCAGCGAGGATTGCAACCGGCCTAGCTGCTCGTTCGCGGTATTGCCAAGCTTCTGCTGCGCCTGTGTCTGCAAGTCATAAAGCCGCTGCTGCTCTGGCGAGAGCGTGACGGTTTGCGAGTATGTCGGCGTTAGCTGGTAGTCATTCTTCCGCAACGTCGGGTCACTGGTCAGCCCGCCATGACCTGAACCGCTATTCCAGCGGCGCATGTCATCTTCCCATGATTTCTGGTCAAAACCGCCGCCGCTTTTTGTCCAAATAGACTGCCCATAAGGCGTGTATTGGTTATTGCGATTAAGCTGCGCCTGCGTAATGGCGGTTTCTTTGTTAATCGCACCTTGAGCGGCGGCGGTTTCTCGCGGGTCTGGCGCGGCGGGCGCTGATGGTGCAGATTTTCCCATAACAGAATCCCCCAATAGGAATTCGCTTATAGGAAAAGCCCCGCGAGCGATTAGCCTGCACTATGTTCGATTATTACATTTTCCGCATTGGTAATTCTTCACATTCAGGCGTTTGCCGCATGGGCTGGCAGGTCTTTACTGAAAAACTCGACGCCGGATTTACGCGAAAGATTGGGCGACGTTTCAGCACTCATGACCTTGGCGTCACCATAAATGCGCTGGTATTCGTCAAACATCATACTTGTAACGATGCCGTGTATCTTATGCCCAAATTGGTGGCGCAACGTGGCCTCTTGTTTGAAGCCAATTCCTTTATTGAACCGCAAAGCGCGCGGGTTGTTGCTGGCTATCATACTGCCAAGCTTCCGCACGCCGTATTGCTCAAATGGCACCGATAGCAGCGCTCGAATTATCCCGCGTTGCGCCCACCGTGGCGAGGCAGCAGCAATCGACACCTGACATGTGCCAAATTCGGGGAAATAATCGTGATAAACAACAACCGCCTGCAATATGTCGTCCATGACGCCAATGGCACGGCTGCCGCTTGTAAATCCTCTGCCCATGTTAGGAATACGCTGCGCCGCCCAGGCTGCTAGCACTTCGTCATGGTCAAAAATCAGGTGCATTAACGCAGCGCCCCGCCTGTCTGATACATCAGCTTTAAATCCGTAATTGCCACCGCTGTTTCACCTGGGCGCATCGAAACGCCGAGCGCTAGCGCATGACCGCGCCCCGATACACCGCGCCAATATTCACGAATGGATGTTCCGCCCCACAAGGCAGTATCCCAGGTTGCGCTATCCCAAAGCGCACTCGACGATGCGACCACCGCAGAAGCGTCAATGAATTCCGGCACAAGGTAGTTTTTGAAAACCTGGAAGGCAAAAGCCACATCGCCTTCGGCCTCGAAGATAATCTTGGCAAGGCTGGCTATCTTGACGCGGCCATTGTCTTTGAACTCACTGAAAGCCGGAATGACCGTGCAGTCATAATTGCTGCCGTTATCCTGTGTTCCAGTGTCAGCCTTATAGACCTTGCCATCTTTGCCGCCGAAAAACAGATTGTCGTTAAACACCGACCAGCACTCGGCATTCATGCCGGTAAAGCGGCAGGGTGCCTTGGTCAGCGTGTTAAAGACATATTGGTGTGACGTGTCACCATCCAGCGGGATATTGAACAGCAGCATCTTGCCGCGCGGATACAAAATTGGCTGCCAGCCAAAATTACCGGATGCTGACTGCGCCGCCGTATTGACCGCCGAATTAATCTGCGCCGAAATGGCGGTTCTTTCTGTTTGCGCTCTGTCCGTTCCAAGCATGTTGGAAAGCGATATAAACCCGTCCTGCGTAATCAGCACCAAATCGCCGCCAGCCTTGATATAGAACCGCCGACCGATTGGCTTGCCAATGCGAAACACGCCCACCAATGACCATGTGGCGGCGGTTGACGGGTCAGTACCGGAATAGACGATAGCCTGCCCCTGCGAGGTGACAAATACCGCAACGTCGTCCTGCCCGTCGCCTGCATCGCGCGTCCACGTTGCCATGCCCATGAGATAGCCGCCTAGGCTGGCGATAGCAGCCATCGGAAACTCGGTAAAAGCCCCTGTAATCGCATCTGTGCTGCCATACCATGCGGATAAAGAGCCGCTTTCGATAACCCACAAGCGGCGCTGGTGTAGGTTGCACGTAACAAGCGCCGAGGTAGTCGGTCCCGTAAGCGTGGTATTTGCCCAGGTCGTGCCGTTGTAAGTCTGCGCCGTATCGGAGCCATTGCAGGCAAAGAGAAAATGACCGCCGCTGGTGCCGACATTCACATACTGCCATTGATTGCCGGTCAGGCCGGACTTAACCGCCGCGCCAACCGCCCCGCCTGCCGTCACATCGTAAATCTTGCCATTGTTGGCCGCGAACAGCTGTTCGCTGCCGCTTTCCGGCGTATAGACAAACAGCGTTTGAACGCCGCCCGTCATACCGCTGGAATATTCTTCATGGCCGCCGCGCGTAATCAGCCGCTTGCCGTCTGGAAATACGTTGTCCATAACAACGGCGTATTCGTCGCCCATGTCTGAATAGGGAAGCGCAGTATTCCAGCCCATCAAGGGCAGCCGGATATTCTCCAGCCGCGCCTTAGCTCCCGTCACTCTTGGCTGTATCGCTCCCAGAAACATTATGAACCATACCCCGTTTCCGGCACAATCAGGCCAAAGCCCACCGCATCACCATCGGCAAAGTTAACCTTGCGCGCAGGCTTGTCCATGCCGAGCGCCAACACGACTTGTGTTTCATAGTGGGCAAGGTCTGCCGTGGCATCCAAGCCCTTTTGCAGTTTGTAGCGCACGACAAGGCCAAGCTTCATAAGCTGCTCTGGCAATATGCCAGTATCCGTATCGGCAAGCCATTCCGCTTGCTCTGCACCGCCCGAAGATTGGCAGAAATTCTTGGTGACATACTCGCCGGTAATCACATCACCGCCCGCAGGCGTTGGCGACAACAGGAAATCACCGCCGCGCATGTAAAGCGTGTCGTAAATCGTGCCGACATTGCTTGATTTGATTTGCTGCCAAATTTGTGGCGTTACCACGCCGTCAATCTTGCGATGCTTAGTGGAATTCCAAATCGTGCCGCTAATCATATGGTCGTAATCGTTCGGCACCATGCCGGTCTGCGTCTCGCCCGAAATGGTCGTGAAGGTAAGACCGCGCCGCAATACCTGCCAATCACCGCGCCGGACAAGCTCCATGCCCTCCTCGTTCGCAAGCTCAAGCAATTCTTGAACCTCGACATTGGAGGAGCCGACCACGGAATTAGGCTTGTCCACGCCAATCTTGAGCGCCGCGCCCTGAATGAGTGTTAATAGGCTCACGCTGCCTCCTCGCGATTACGCGGCGGACGGCCACGCCGTGCTGCCGGTGCATCTTCGGTTTCGGTTTCTTTGCTCTGCGCTTCAAGCTCGGCCAAGCGGGCAGCCATAGCTTCAATCTTGCTATCGCGCTCTGCCAACAGCGTTGCGACCTTCGCCGTGTCTTGATGGTTGTTCACGAAATGGCGCGCTTTCTGGCGCAGTTCATTGCCGCCCATGCCAAGGTTACGCAAATCAGCATCGGTCAGCTTGGCAAGCTGCTCAACGGAGGTAACATGCACCGCCTTAAGCATTTCGATTTGCTGGCGCGTGAATAGCGAGGTTACCGCCAGCGATGTTTCACCATCCGGCACGCTCTGGCCTTTTTTCCATTGCGTGTAAGCCGGTTCAATCGAAGCCCACAAATCGGGGTTTGTCTTGCGAATACGTGCGACCTTATCGGTCGTCGAAGCGGCATTCAGACTGTAACCGCTGCCGCGCTTTGCCCAGGTAACCCACTCCGTGGCGCGCTGTGTTCCCGTCTCAGGGTCAATTGTAAACCCATCCTCGTAAACATCCAGAACCACAATATTGATTACATCTTCTGTCATGGGTTGCCTCGTTGTTTAGGTTGAAGGGCGGAGGATTGCTCCCCCGCCCCGTTATTTTACCAAGGGAAATCGCACATCACGATTTTCGCACTGGCATCGACTGCAAAGGCAACGATGGAGTCAGTCACCAGCGCCGACACATCAAGCGTGCCATCCGTGGAACCAACTGCCGTAAGTGCGTTGCCGTCTGCGCCAGCCGTCAAGGCTGTGGTTAGGGTTGCTGGCCCCTTAATCTGAATCCAGCAATACTCCCCATCAGCCGGAGCCGATTGAAGAACACCCGCACCAAGGCCAGCACTATCGGACAAGTCCGAAGTGACAACCGTTGTTGCCCCTGCCGACGTGCCGCCTGGGGCGTAGTAGTAGGCAACATTGCCCGCCACTGCCGCTACAGGCCCCGCGCCCGTATCGTAGCGAACGAACTTGAAAACCTTTCCGTCGCCATCTTCATAGTGGTCGCCCACCGAGAAGCCTTTGCCGGAGGTCTGTAAGGTTTCCGTAGTGAAAACTGCCGTAACGTCGGCACCGATTGCATAAGCCATGTTAGTTTCTCCTCTGTTTCGGCGTTAAGCGGCATCAATGAGAACGCCTTGCAGCGAACGATTGCTGCAAGTCATCTGACCCATCCAGAAAATCGGAATAACCACCGCATCCTGGTTGACAGACTTACGCTCCTCATCGACCTGCCATTGAGCGCCCGCCATTTCCGTCAAACCGAGATAATCGGTATTCAGGAAATACATCTTCTCAGCGGTCGTGCCGAAGTTGGTGTTGTTGTCGAAAATGACCGGCGTGTCCTGGAACAGCACGGCCTCAAAGCCAGCAACGCCCTTGTTGCTATCCACAGGCTTGTAGCGCTGCAAGTCACTCAGGGCTTCCCAGAACATGGTATAGAAGTCATGAGACGACACAATCAGGTCTGGCTTATCGTTGCCGCGAACCAGTTGCAGCCACGTTTTCATCATTTCGCCCTTGATTGTGGACTTGCTGATGGTGTTGGTGCCCGCTGCCTCTGTGAACTTGTTCTTCCAGAAGGTGTAGGTCGAGCTATCAATACCGCCAACCGTGCCGGTGCCCGCGTTCTGAATCAAATGGGCAAGACCGCCAATCTGATTGGTCAGAGCGCCATCGCTGTAAATATCCAGCGACATCTTGTTAGCAGCCGTGCGCTTGGCATTGGTAATGCGCGCCTTGACCAAATCAGTCATTGCCTCTTTGCCGCTATTTATACGCAATTCAGCGCCTGACGCGGTGATTGAGACAACCGATTGGCACCAGTTAAACTTGGCACTGGTCAGCACGTCAGAGCCAGCCACGCTAAACGTGTCATAGCCGCTGAAACGCTGGAAGGTGCCGTTTTCGGCATAGTCGAGGGGCACCTGGATTTCGTAACCGCCGGACTGCTTCTTAATCTTGCCCTTTGATTTTAGGCGCGAATAAAGAGCGTTGTTGCCGGATACGTTATCGGCAGGGGTCATTTCGGGCACGGCGCGCAGGGTCGTCGTGACCATTTCGGTGAATACTGAACTAGGCGTAGGCATGAGCTATCTCCATGTAGCTATGCAGCCCCATGCAAGCGGTCATACGTCGCGGAAAGAATGTCGTCGGCATTCGGTTTGTCTTTGGGTGAGCCAATCGCCCCGCCCTTGGTCGCTTGCGCCATAGCTGCCGCTGTAGAGGCTTTCTTAGCCATCTTGTCAGCCTCAGCCTTGCGCTTTGCGTCCTGCGCTGCGATTTGCTCCGCAACGATTTGCTGCCGAATATTCGGATTCTGCCAAATGGCTTTTTCGTAAGAATCTTGCAGGCTTGAAGCCAAGCCATTGCTCAAGAGCGCAGCCATATCCTCGCGCACTTGTTCAATAAACTTGTTTTCAGGCTTGCTTTCAAACTCACGAATGGCATTAGCAGCCTCCGCATCTCTGGCGGCTAGGCGTTGATCTTCCTCTTGCCGTGCTCGTTCTTCCTGCGCGCTGACTCTTTGCGAGAGCGCTGCGAGTTGTGGATTGTAGGCGGCTTGCGCTTGTGGCGCTTGGCCGCCCGCGAAAACATTTAAAAGCTGCTGTGCATCAAGGCCGCGCGTTTGAGCAAACCACCGCATATATTCGTATGGGGATTTGGTAGCGTAATCGGAAATGCTAAACAGCGTCTTGAGCGCTGTCGGCACATCCCCGTAAAACGACTCCATTTCCTTACGAACCGGCTCAATTTGCTGGTTGATAGCCTCGTATTGCTTAAGCGTGGTGGATGTTTGCTGCACATAGCGGGCAATGTCGTTTTCCCGTTTCAGCACCGCTTGCTGAATGGCGGGTGGCGTCTTGCTCCACTCTGCTTTCGCAGCTTCGGGCAACGCAACTGGGGGCGCAATGGCCGGAGTCGCCAGAACCGTTTCCGGCTTTGGCTCCTCTGGTTTACGTCCTGCTTCGTCATCCTTACCCGAATTGGTGACCTCTGGCGGCGCTTCTGCGGCCTGCTCAGTGGCTTTTGGTTTAAAGCGCCCGTTCTCGTCGCGCTCGCGTGTTGGCTTATCCTCGGTGGCTTCCGGCGCGCTCTCAGGCGCATCAGCAACCGGTGCAGCGTCATCGGCGACAACTTCCGGTGCGGCCTCCGCTTCCGGCTCCGTCATGGCGCGGTCGTATGCCTTCGCAAGTTGCTCATCAAGGCTTTCGCGCGTGTCGCTCATTGTTCCCCGCTGTATTGCAAGCCGTTCTTTTCGGCAAAGCGCTTATTCGTGTATCCGCCCTTCCATTCCGAAGGGTCAGCCTCACGGCATCCGGCGCGCTTCAAATCCTCGCGGCGTGCGTAACGCCCTTCGATGACCTTCCCGTCAACCGGCGATTTGTATGGCTTTAGGTCTGAGATAAGTTGCAGGCCGCTAAGTTCGGTCGTGCATTGCTGATGGTATTTGCCAGGGCGGTTCTCTATCGCGCCGGTTTCCAGCTCATACCAATAATCGCCGCCTCGGCACCAGCGCAGGGTCATGCCATCACCTGTGGCTGCTGTGGCAACATCGGCACCACGTTGCCCTGCTGCGGCATCTGCCCCATCTGCGGCATCATGGGCGGCTGTTGTGGCATCTGGCCAAGCCGGTCAAGCATATCCTCGACCTCGCGGCCTAGCTTGAAGGTGCGCGAAAAGCTCTTGACCATCGCAATCGGCAATTCAGGCGGAATAGCCCCCTGCTGCACCAGCGGCACAACAGCGGGCAGGAATTGCGAGAGGCCAGCAACAAAGTTTGATATGTTTTGTTGGTCGCGTGTCACGTCCGCCTTAATCGTGCTGTCGGTTTCAACGTCAATGCGATAGTTGCGGTTTACGTCATCCTGCAACAGCGCGAATACGTCCGGCTCAATCGGAAAGCCCGCAACCTTTTGCAGCACGTCCGGCTGGAAGTTTTCGCTAATCACTTCCGCCATCATCCGCATGAAGTCGCGGATATAGCGCTGCACATCGCGTTGCATGGCCTGCAAGCGCATTGCGCCCCATTGGGCTTTAATCTGCTGCGCGCCGAGAGTCTCGCTGGCGTTCGTGCTACCGCGCATAATGTCGGCAATGCCTGTGATTTCGTAAATCGTTTGCTTGGTCTGCTCTCGCTGCGCGACAAGCTCATGAATGACCGTCATCAGCTTATCAATCGGCATCATCCAAATGGCTTTATCCAGCCCGCCCGTTACGCCTGACAAGTCATTGGCGTTATCAACCGGAGAGAATTCGCCATCATCGTTGTTTTGTATATCGCTAAAGGCCGTGCCAAGCCCTTGCAGATACACGCCGCGCCATTTCAGCACCTTTAGAAGCGAACGAATGCGCCCCGTCTGGCGGTTCAATTCCTCGGCCTGCTTGCGGTAATAGTCATATGGCACCTTCGGCACCAAACTATTCAGCTTCACGCCATAGAGCGGCTTGGGCGTCGGAAAAAAGCCTTCCACATTGAACGGCGGCGGCATAATCGCCAGCGCGGCCTCTTTGTAGCTCGGCGCTATGAAGATGATGCGCTTTTCGTCCTTATCCCAAATCTCCCAGACAAACGCGCGCTTAAATATGCTGCTATTATCGTTCTCATCCTGTTTAGCCTTGCCGTCCACCGTGCAATCCATCTGCACTTGCTCGGCAAGCTCTGGCGATATGGCCTGCAACTGCTCTTTGGTCATCCGGTGACGATAGGCCACCCAAGGCACATCGCGCCAAGTCTTGGCCGCACCATGCACAATGTCGCGGTGTGGCGAGTGTTGCAGGAATAGCTTTTGCGCCGTGATTACGCTTTCCATGACCGGCTGACCATCCAGCCCCATTGCTGGCGCTCCCGTCATCGGGTCAGTCTGCGGCACCTGGGTTATGATTGGCTCGTATTGCAAGCGAGACATGCCACGCCCCACCAAATTCATATCCAGCACGTCGGATTCGATAGCTTCGTTAAAATGCTCTCCGTCAATCGTGAAGGTTAGGCAGCGCTCAATAACCTGCGCGGCGGTCTTGGCCGTTGGGTTTTCCCCATCGTTATAACGGCGGCGCACATCCGGCACGGGAAGGCTGTTGTAAACCGAAGGGCAGATTGTGCTGATGTTGGAATAGAGGATATTAAATTCGTTCTCGCACTGCTCGCCGGATAGCGTGTAAATCTCGCTGACCTCATGCGCCCGCTCGTGCCAGGGCTTCATATCGCGTTCGGCCAATTCAATGGCGCGCAGCCATGACTTAACGAAATCGGCATCGCTTTTCTGCGTTTCCAATTTCGTTTCGTATGTCGCACCTTCGGCGCGGTCGTCAGATTGGCTATCCTCGCTCAACCGGCTAATACCTTTCGGCGCTCGCCCTGCGCTTCTTTGCCTTCAGGAAATCCTGAACCCCATAATTGCTGATTAGCGTTCCGGTTTCATTGGTAATAAACCCCATCGTTGCCGGAGCCTTGCGTGTTGCCGAAGTTGCCTTGACCTCACGCCAAGCCAGCGCCATGTAACGCGCAGCATCTGCAAAGTCCGATGTCCAGTCATGGTATGGCGTGGCGGAGAACATCTTGCGCTCGTCATCCCATTCCGCATGGTATTGCTTGAGCGCCTCAATGCCCGCTTCGCAGCGCTTATCCCAAAGGCAATTACCCTCAATGGTGACGCGCAGCGCGTTAATCCCATCCTCGACGGCGTGACGGACAACCAGCTTCGGCTTACGGTTCAGCCCCTTGAGCGTTTCTAGCCGTGTTCTGCCGGTGCCAAGGTCGCGAACGCGCGCATCATGAGGAACGTAATCATCCGCATAGCGGTAAGGCTTGGCCTTTAGCTCATTGCAATACTGCTCAAGGTTTTTGCCCGTGCCGTAGATGCAATCAATCACGCGCAACTGGTCTGAATAGACCTGAAACAACCAAATGACCGTCTGGTCGCTGATACCCAAATCCCATGCGGTATAAACCGGCAATTCTGGGTCATACAGCGCGTTTCCAAGCTTGCCTGCTGCCTCTGCCCGCTCAAGCGCTTTGCCGTAGTAGCTGCCAAGCGTTGCGGCGTTGAAGCTGCAATTATGAACAACGCGCCCATCCGCAACATAGCTTTCATCGAATTGAACGCCTAAATTATGCACAGTTCCAGAATAATTAACCCTCTTAACGCTTCTTATCTTGGCGGCTACCCCGTGCTTTTGCGGCAGGATTTCAGCCTTTGTATGCTCGCCGTAATATTTTATATTTTTCCTAATCACGGCCACGCGAACCGAATATGCGTCGCTTATTTTAACCGCTCGCCCTTGAATAGATTGAGCTGCTTTTTCTTTTGGCCTAAAATTAATGGCGGCTCTTAATCCAAGCATGTGCGCCAACATTTGAACATCAAGGGCTAGACTGTGGCTTATGGTTGTGAATATGTCGCGCACGCCGCCGTAATCGCCCCTACATCCGTCGCCTTCAATCAGGGTTTCATACAGTAGGCGTTCATGTCCGCCGATTAAATGCCACGGCACACGCTTCGCTTTTGCGCCAGAGCCGCAAGACGAAACCAGAAAGTCAGCCAGCCAAGTTGAATTTATAACAACATTCTGCGCGCCGGTTTCTTTTGATGGATGGTGTGTGACCTTCCCAAAGCGAGCGCCAATTTCTGCTATGCGCTCCGCAGCAGCAACTTCTGTCTTGTTAAGCGTAAATTGCACAAGGGTTTTTGAAACGCTGCCCTCGGCAATGAACCATCCAATCAATTCAACCATCTCAGCCGATAAAACACCGCATGACGGCGCTTTAAGACGCGGCATCACAACATATTGACCTGCCTCGACCATACCGGCCTGAACCCATTTATATTCTTGGGTATTCGGGTTGCAAATACGAACCTGATGGTTTGGCGTGCAAACAAGCGGCTTAGGGCTTCCGGCAGAATGAATCTCTATCATTTCTCCGCTGTGTTCATGCTGATAAAGCCGCGTAACTTTGCGCCATCTTCCGGCGTGAGAAAGAACCGTGTCACCCACGGCTATTTGTGCGATTGGCCTTTGCCCTTGATTTGTCCAAATTGGCGTATCCGCCTTAAAACAAAAATACTCCTGCTCGATAAGGCTATCGCCAACTTCTGTTCCGTAAATCGCGTGATACTCACGGCGCTGTTCTTCCACGCGGTCGAGCGGGAAGCCGGTTTCGTTCACGGTCAGGATTTGGGCAAACCAGGATGGATTGTCCTTTGCCATATTCCACATGGCGTGGACGTGGTTCTTACCGCGCGGCGTGGTAATGAAATCAGCCCATCCGCCATTCTCAGCCAGCGCAGGCGCTAGGTAAGCCCACGCGCTAGGGTTCGATAACGCCCATTCTGAGAACACAATGCCAACTGGCGGTGCGCCCACAAGGCTATCGGGGTTATCGCTGCCGACGATGCGCCAAATGCTGCCATTGGCTAGCTCTATGACCATGCCGACGTTATCGGTGCGCGTGCGTAGTGCAGGCGGAAACGCTTCGTCAATGCGCCGCATGCCGGTATGCGGATTGACTGCTTCCCAGATTGCCTTACGCGCCTGTTCGTATTTGGGCAGGCAGTGCCAGTAATTCCCAATCCGTTCATGGGCGGCGACAACGGTTTTATTGAGCGCGATTTCATCCTTTCCCGCGCGGCGGTGCCATATCAGCAACTGGCGTTTGATGCCTGCGCGGTAAGCATTCCAGCTTGCCACCTGATACGGGCGACACTTCCAGTTGTTCGGGATTTGCAGGCGGGTTTCGGTCATTCCTTCGTCGGGTCAACGTATTCGATGATGGTTTTCATCTGACCAGTCGTTTCCATCGGTAGCAATTTGCTGGCGATTTTATAAAACTCAGTGGGGTTCTCACGCGCCCATTTGGTCATGCCGTTGATACCGTCAAGGTTATCAAGCGTCGCCGAAACCATCTCTTTCATGGTCGTTGTAATCTTGTTCGGAACGCCTTTGCGTCGTCCGGCTGTTGGCGCTCTAGGTTTTCCCTTTTCAAACGGCATGATTTTATTTCTCGTTTACAATAAAATGCTTCTGTGAAACACCATGCTCATGAAACATCACACCCGCTGCATCGAACGCCTGACGGATTGCCTCGATGGTTTGCGGTTTGTGGTCTATGTGGTGCTGTGCTGTTTCTAGAATGTTCAGCGTGTTGTAACAAACGCCAGATTTGCGCGAGAGTTCTTTGCGCGACCAGCCGAGCCAACCACGGGCGGCCTTGACCTGTTGCGAAATGCTAGCAGCGTGCATCGGGTTCGCTCCACAGTTTGAGTTTATCGCCACGTCTTGGAATATCTAAAAACTCCCACACTTCACGCTCTAGCTCGTCAAACTCAGGCAGCGTCGGCTCTACGAAGGTCAACCAGGGCAAAACATCATCGCCCCGAACGCGCTTCACGGCGTTGCCTCCAAATACCGCAGCGCCGCGTCCTTGTGCTGAAAGCCCGCTATGTAGTAATCGGGCGATGCAGCTAGCCCCGCGTTTTCATTCCGAATATTCGACCACACCTGCCAGCGCAGGATTGGGTCGCGCGTTTCGCGGAGCGTCAGAAATCGGCTTACAGCAGCACTCATGCGCTAACCACTAACGGTTAACGGCTTTAACATTCAACCGATAAATGGTTAATAACCACAACTTTATTGCGTTGTTTGTGCTTTGTGCATTTTGTGGTAGTAATCTGTCCCGCTTTGTGGGATAAACAGTCATCAGCAACGAGGGAGACAGAAAATGGATTACCCGATGTATAAAACAGTGAAAGTCGAAGCTTCTAACGGCTCATACGGCAAATGGGTTGTTAAATACTCCGATGTTAGCTTCCGGTTTTTCTGGAAGAAGTCGCAAGCTGTTGAGTTTGCAAACGCTCACAATGCCTCAATGGCCTAACCCACCCACAGGAGAGCAATCATGACTTACGCAATCCAAGTAAAATCCGCTAAATCTGGTCGCTGGATTCCTATGCGATTAGGCAGCGCACGCGGCCACTGTGTTTACATGGATATGTATCAATATCGCTATATGCTTGCCGTGCAACACTGCATTGACGGCGTGCATTATCGTGCGGTTCCCGTGTCATGATAACCCCCGACACCATCCGTCAGGCTCGCGCGAACGCGGGATTGACGCAGCGGGATGCGGCGGAGTTGCTCGGCGTTAAGGAGCGGCGGTGGCAGTCCTGGGAGCAAGGCGAACGGAACATGCCGCGCCAGCTATGGGAACTCTGGTGCCTAAAGGTTCGGGCATGGGAGCGCGGAAAAGGCATACCCTAAAATTCTGCCCGCTGGCGCGCTCTAATCTAAAACATGACCCGATCTGCCTTCCCGTCATTACACCGAATCCCTTGGTCAAAAAAACGGCCTTAGCGTCGATTCTATGACAGCTTGCCCAGGCTATGTTTCTCGCAAGCGGTCATGTAGTCGGCTTCCTCTTGCGTCACGGCGTATGCTCCGCCCTGCTTCACGAGGTCGCGCAAGTGATTGTAAAACGCCCAATCCGGCTTGAATGGTTCAACGGGCGGGTCAATGATTGCGATGATTTCGCTCGGCGTCGGAATGTTCGGGCTGCGCCGGATATGCTGGCCTAGCGCGTGAATGACTTCCTCCGGCGTGTAATCGGCTAAAGCCCAGGCGAAGCCCTCGACAAGCGTTTCAAGCTCGCCCTGCGTCTTGCCGTATTGGCGTTGCAAGGCGCAAACTCGGCTCAATGCCTGCGACAATCGGGATTTGTCCAGCGGCTTCCAACTCGGCAGCGGCGCGATACTTTGCGGCGAGCGCGTCGCCAGTGCTTGCCCAGGTTGTTTCTGGCTTTGCGGGTTTTCCATCGTATTTCCCTTCCATGACTTTGACAAAGTTGCTTTCCGATAACAGCCAGTCGAAATCGGCTTTCCATCCACGGTCGCTTACGCCACGTAGAAACGGGCTTTCCCTGATTTTCGATAAAGCGGCTTGCCATCCGGCCAAGCCTCCAACGTCTTTCAGCCTTGCTCGAATTCTGGTTCGTCGGTTATCGGTGATTTTCTGACAGGCAGCCAATCCGCATTCAGCCGCAAGCTCATTCCAATCGCTAATCGCCTGGGTGATTTCTGCGACATCGCTCGCTCGGCGTGTCAGCGCCGTAGGCTCTGGTTCAGGTTGGGTTCTGGCTGGGCTCTGGTTGGGTTCAGGTTCAGGTTCAGGATTAGCTAAGACCTCCCTTATATCTTCCGTTAGGCTTAGCTTAGCCTTAGAATAATCCTCTGGAACCCACTTACCGAATTGCTGCAAAGCATTGATGAAACAACTATAAAATGGCAAGTTTGATGGTATAGCATCAGCAAACTTAATGGCGGTCTTAGCCACGTTGGGGCTTTCAAACTGATTATGCCTCAAAAAGTTAACAATGAACGTCCAGCCGGTCTTATCGCAGCGCTTAATCAAGCCTTGTTGAAGGCACTCAGTAAGGCTTAGCTTAGCCTTAGCTTCGCTCCAGTTAAGGTCAGCCATGATATAGCCGAGGTGTAACCTAAAGCATCCGATTAGGTTCGTGTGGTCACTGGTTTGCAGATAGATAAACAGCAGCCGCGCGTCGCCGGATAGCGCTTGAAATTTCTCGTCTGCCCATGTGCTGCTTTTAATCTTGCCATATTCGCGCATCACAAAAACTCCCCTCTAATCGCCATGACATCGCTATAGAAACTGTCATTCGTCGCCATAAGCATATCGACCTTGCGGTAGCCGCTTATTATCGTCGTGTGGTCGCGGCCTAAGCAGCGAGCAATGGTAGGAAAGGACTTGCCGGTGATTTCACGCGCCAGCCAATACATGACTTGCCGAGCCTCGGCGGCCTCTTTAACGCCGCGCGTCCGATGGAATAGCTCGGCCTCTGACACGTCAAAATGCGCGCAAACCGCGTGGGATATCTCGGCAAGCGTGGTCATAGGTCAGCCCACCATTGTAAAAACTTGACAGCCAAATGCTGCCCGAATTGAAATCCCCAACTAAACACCTCGTATGCGAAGCCAATCACAAAAAACGGCAACCCAACTGGCAGTAAGAACAGAAGGAAAACAAAAAACCTCATCCCCTCGCCCTCCGCTTGGCGCGCACCGCCTGGATAAGCTCGCGTGTGGTTGCATGATGCAGCTTCGCCCATGCGAATTGCCGCTCCCCAGGCTTGGCGGCCTTGTAGCGAGCGGCAAGCTCTTGAACCGTGCGTTTGCGTTTCATACTTCCTCCACTCTGATAACAACCAATGGAGCGCCGTATAGCTTGCGGGCGCGTAGCACGACTATTTGCCTATCGTCGGCGTAGATAATGCCGTTAAGCGCGTCGAGCGCCGACTTGGCGCAGTTGTCCACGTCTGCGGCGATGGTGTGGTCTAACAGCCCTAGGCGCGCGGCCTCGCGCTTGGATTTGCGCCAGCTTTCTGGAATGGGAAAATAAAGGTCGATGCTGGCCGATAGGCGCGACTGCAACGGTTGCCCGCGATAGGCTGCGCGTGCGTATCCGGCTATTGCCTTCTCGAATGCAACCGTGCTTTTCGGCGTGTATGTGCGGCCTTTGCCAAAGCGTGGGCGGCCTTTGGGGACGGGTGCAATCGGTGCGCTGAATGTGATGGTTTTCATTTACCGTTTAACCACGTTAAGACTGCGGGCAAATTTTTTTAGGCGTGTCCAGCAATTCACGAATGCGCGCCTTGTCCGCATCGCAAATGTAATAACCTTCCGTCCATCGGTTATGTATCGCCATGCCAAGCGGGCGCAGCTTGCGGTTTATGTGGCAGATACGCACGCGGATTACGTTATTGTCCGCCATGCTGCTGCTTACGGCATAGCAGCGCTCGACCAGTCCGACTTGCCCGATTGGCGTTTCAGCGGCTATGAGGATGTCCACCAAGGCGCGCTCCATGCGTGAGAGGTTCATTCTACCGCCTCCGCCATGCTCTTAGTCGTGAAAGCCCGCGCGTAATGCGCCGCACAGAAGCCGCGCCGGTAACGCTCGCAGCCGCAAGCCACCGTGTTGTCGCTTCTGACAACATCGCCGCAAACCCATAGGCAACGGTTTTCCAACACCGCTTGCGCGAACGGCATCCCCTCGCCTGCCTTGTCGGCATATGCGCGGCGGTATTCAGCGCGAATGACGGGTGCGATAAGCGGATTATTGTGCGGCACATGGCGCGGCACCGTGCGCGTGGGCTTGCGCGGCTTTAGCGGCACCGTGCGTTGCTTCGGAATGCCGCGCATCTTCTCGCTCGGCACCGCCAAGCCAGCGCGATGCACCTTGCCCGCGATAGTGTTGCGCGTCACGCCGAGCGCTTGCCGATTTGGCGGTAATTCAGCCCCTGGCGCTTGAGTTCGAGGATTTCGGTGAGCATCACCGCCCCCACTTTGTCGGGTAAAACACATTCCCCTCTTGTGCCGCGACCGGCACGGTATGCGTAACGCGGCTATCGCTTGGCGCTGTGCCTTCCAGCACGCGGATGCGGGTTTCGAGTAATTCGAGGTAATCGCAAAGCTCGTTGTAGCGTTGCCTCAAATCATTGTCGGCGAAGTCAAACCAGCTCATGATTGCCCCTCATTCACAGAAATAATCCTGAAAGCTTCGCCAAGGTAAAACGGAGACACCGGCTTAATTTTAATCTCAATCCAGGCGTTATTCGTTGCTACCATCGCGCAATCTTTGTCCGATTTTATCAAGCAGCGATAAGCGGATAATAAAGCTTCTTCGGTTTTATTCAGCGCCCTCATATCACTGCCCCCGTCCGTTGAATTTGCCGTTCTTGCCATGCGTGCGCTGATACGGGCGCAGCTTTTCGCGCGCTTCATGCAGCTTTTCGTAGAGGTAATCGCGCGTCTTATCCGCATCGCGCAGGCGGCGGCGCAGCGTCTTATTGCGGCACTCCAAATCCCACAATATCGCAGCCATTCCAATGACCGAGCCGACGACTGCGGCAAGCGCGAGTTCAATCATGAAAGAATCCTCCATGCTGTTGCTGCCACTGCTGGAACTTGTCCATTGCCAATGGCTCTAAGCTTGTCCACTCGATAGGCCATCCCATTAGGCACTCGTTGAATGTCGGCGGCATCAAATCTTTGTAATAGTGACTGTAATAATGCACTGGCCTTTTTTGGCTTTTGTAATTTTTGTTTGTCCAAATATTTGCCATTCTGATTATGCTTCCGCGCTCTTTCCAATCGCACGCCGTCGGCGCTGGCAGCAATGAACAATCTTTCTCTAAGCGTCGGCAATTCGGCGTCAATAGAGCCAAACACACCCCATCTTGCATCATACCCCATTGTGGCAAGGTCACCGATGACTGTTGTAAGTCCTCTTGAAACAAGCATTGGTGAGTTTTCCACGAACACGAATTGCGGTCGAACCTCACCGATAATTCTTGCCATCTGTTTCCAAAGGCCGCTTCTTTCTCCGGTAATTCCTGCTCCCTTTCCGGCTGAACTAATGTCCTGGCAGGGAAACCCGCCAGAAACCACGTCAACAATTCCGCGCCACGGCTTTCCGTCAAAACTGCACACGTCAGACCAAATTGGGAAAGGTTGCAAAATTCCATCATTTTGTCTTTGCGCCAGAACTTGTGCGGCGTAGGCATCACGTTCAACAGCGCAGACAGTTCGCCATCCCAAGAGTTTGCCTCCGAGTATTCCTCCACCAGCGCCTGCGAAAAGAGCCAACTCATTCACGGCACCACCCTTAACGTCGGCGCAGACTCAATCTCGTTTGTAATATTCTCAATCATCGCATCATACGTCGCTATCGCAGCGGCGCGGGCGCAGACAAGCGCGCGACGATGAATAATCATCTCCTGCACGTTGGCGAATTGCTGGCCGGTTGAGGTTGTAATCATTGTTTCCACCACTCAACCAGTGACCTTAAACATCCTGGGCACAAGTCTCTGTGGTCTCTGTCACTAATATTACCAAGTCCAAGATTTGCACTGTTGACTGTTTGGGCAACAAATATTCCCCACTGGTAAAGATTGCCTTGGCGGCTGTTATCTGCTTTTTCTGAGCATCTATCACATTGCATGATTGTCAGATTAGATTGGCTCACAGCTTCTCCCCCTTGATTTGCTCGATGATGCGTGCGGCCTCGGCGCAGATGCGCTCGCGGTTGTATTCGGTGTAATGACGCAGGCCGGAACCGGCTGCTTTAAGAATGGCGTCTGCGAGTTGCGTGGGGGTCACTTCTTCCCCCTCGGCTTGGCGGGAATAGGTATCTGGAAAAAATCTTCATGGCTCAACTCAATGCCGCGCTGCCGCGCTGCTGCAATAAGCGCTGGCCAGTGCTTTTTTGGGATTTCACCGCCAGTGCCGCCGCGCTCCTTGCCATATGTCCAGCGATAAACTCTAGAGACATGAACCTTGGTCGTCGTCGCAACCGCGCTAACGCCGCCAAGTTTTTCAATAAGATTGATAGCAATGTTTGTCATGTTGCCATTTACGCATGATGCACGGATTAATGTAAAGTGAAAATTGCGCCAGTCTGTAAAAACGAAATAATCTTGCGTTGTTCGCAACAGTGCATTTTTGTGTTTGACAGTCTGTGCGGAAAGCGCAATAGTCAGCCCATCGAAACAACGGATGGACATCATGAACTACATTCCAGAACAATCAGTGCGCGAAGCCGAATTCAAGGGCGAGCACATGGATAGCGAGACGTGGGCAGAGCAAGCCTTATCCGCTCTCTGCGCTATACAAGATAGCCCGATGGTCGAAGCCGTTGACGAATACAGCGGCGACTTCGGCACCACGCTGCAACGGCTGATTGACCAAGCGCAAGCCGCTGCCAAGTTTCACCGCGCGCAGTGGGAGTGCTAGGCAATGAGCAGCACAGAAACCGGCCACGCCATTCTAGCCAGCAATCCAACCCCGCCAGAAATTCGCGTGGCGCTCATGCTGATTGCTGGCTCGCACACACAGAAGGCACAGGACGAATACGAAATTTGGCAGTTTTATCAGGAGAGGAAAGCATCATGAATATCTGGGACATGTTTCTTTACGCGCTGTTTGCCGCTGTTGTGACAGTCGGCGCAATCCACGGCGCGGCGACGTATGTCGAGGTTGCGGACGTTGA